GTTCTACAATCTGTGTAGACGCATTCTCTGTAAAGATTCGTTTGTCTGTGACGTTGACAGCGAGTTCGCCCTGAACCAAGTCACTCGTGGTAGGGACTGCCGAGGCTGTAGAGCTGTTCTTGGTTACTATGACTGTCATTTTAGTTTCCTGTTAGTTACCACTTTTCTTTGTTAGCCCAATAAGCTGCTGAGGTCTTACCCTTTGCTATGTTCTTAGCGTGCCTAGCCTTAAAGGATTTGCGTCGAGCTTTCTCTGACGCTGTTGTGGGATTCTTTCCTGCACCTGAGACACCTTGTTGACCGAACCGAATCGTCTTAACGGTGTCGCCTTCTTTAGCCAATACAACGTGGCTCTTTGTAGGATGGTTAGGGGTACGTTTGGGCTTGTTATACCCACTTACGCCTAACTTGGTCATTCTTGGGTCTTTTTTACTCATAAAGAAAAGAGGAGACAGCTCCGTAGAACTGCCTCCCCACTCCTATCTAGGCGTTAACGTTGAGTACAAAGCCTGACTCAGGACGCAATACTTTTACGCCGTAGAGCTGATCCGCAGTGTACAGGTTAGCAAGGAACTCTTGCTTGTACTGTGTCTGCGAACGAACACCCATTTGCTCTGCCAACACAAAGGTGTCTTTGTGGAGAAGCAGTGCAGCTTTGAGGTCGTTAGTGTTTACCGAGTTGTCCGCACCTGCCTCAGAAACAGCGCAGTTGGTAGAAACAAATACGTCAATGCCGTACAGGTTACCAATTTTGCCGTTCTGTACAGGTGCGCCACTGACAAAGTCAGAAGACACATAGCGGTCGATGCCCATAATTGAGTTACGCAGCGAAGGCGGGATAACAAAACAACGGTTGTCGAAAGGTACGTCAGCGTCATCCATCTTCTGGATCAAGGCTCGGAAGCCTGCATCAGTGAACACGTCAGCTGCTGTCACAGTGTCGTCATCATAGGCTGTAAGGCCAGTAGATGCGTCAATGTAGTAAGAGTTGTTGTTAATGTAAGAGCTTGCGCCGTTACCAACTTCCTTACCAAGCGCGTGCAGGTCTGAATCAACCTGACGAGCTAGAGCATAACCTGCATCTTGAGTATAGAACTGACGGAGGCTAGTAAGCGCCTGCGTAGCAGTAATGTCTTCGATGAGACGTGAATACTCAAAGTGCTTGTCGATGAGAACTGCTACGTTCTCTTCAGTGTCGCTCTGGATGCTAACAGCAGTGCCTGCAGCCTTAGCAGTGGCAGTACCACGTACAGGAGCAGGGATGTTGATAGTATCGCCTTTCTTGCCAGTCATACCCATCTTCTTGACTAGGTTGGCAAGCACAAGGCTCTTCTCGTACTGCGCTCGTACTTCGTCACTCCAGATTTCTGGGATAAACGTTGCCGCAGTAGTGTTGTTAACCGAACCACCCATGTTAGGGTATACTGATTTTGTTATAGCCATCTTATTTCTTCCTTAAAGTTATGTAATCATTTAACACGCCCCTCTTGATATGCTTGCATAATCTCTTCGGACATAGCAGCGTAACGGTCAGGGTTGTCTTTCATTAGCTTAATAATGTCTGCACGTCGAAAGATTTTCCTACTGTTAGTCTCTGATGTACCTGATGCACCACCAGTAGAGGCGCTTCTAAGTGAAGCAGTTCTACTAGACTTCTCAGCGTTAACGGTCTGTCCAATAAGGCTCTGACGGTCTTTCCACAAGCTGAATATCTCATCAGCTGCTTCATAGTCAAAGTTCCTATCAGCCTGACGCAATAGATTAGTCCTAAACTGACTATCACCAACCCAACTAACAAAGTTCTGGTCAGCAAGTATGTCAGCCATGTCAGGATGCTTTTCTTTAAGCATTGACTGAGCAGTGGACTTCTTCATGTTCAATGAAGCCTTTTGAGCCTCTTGAACAGCAGGATGTTTATCTATCGCTTTCTGTATCGCCTTTTCAGGGTCAGAGAAGTAATCAATCTCCTCGTCTACAGTCTCTTCTTGCTTATTGGATTGTGACATAACAAATTCGTCAACAACCTTACGCAGTTCCCCAACTTCTCCACTTTGACGACCAAGCATACGCTCAGCCTCTTGGTGCATTCTGACAAGGTCAGCAGCTGATTTGTTTCTGTACTTGTCTGGGACGTCTTCTTCAGTAGGTTGCTCTTGCGAGTCTACTTCGTCAAACTCTGCCGTGTTGTCTTCGTCTTCTAGTCGTCCTTCTTCTTCCGTATCTATCAGTGTAGCCATTATTAAACTCCGTGATTAATATCATTATGGAGATTGATGGTCATGTAAGGCTCTTACGAGTTCTCCTTACTTCGTTCGCGTTTAATCTGGTCTTGTCTGTTCTTAGCCCACTTCATAGTCGCACCCGGCCAATGACCGGATATGGGGTCTAAAGTACACTGAACAGCACTGACCATCCTAGACGCTGTTTTATCGCAGGAGGAGCAATCTGTTTCCCGTACCTCTTCGTCAATGAAGCGCTCCGTGACGTGTTGGTCTGGGCAGATAAACTCAAAGATACGTCTAGTCATCCTGCGAGTCCTCTTTCAGGACATCTAAAGTTGAGTCAACCATGTGTGGCAGATTCATTATTAGATTTGCTATGTTCAGCTGTCCTTTCTTGTAAAAGAGTTCATCGGAGTTTTTTACAGCTTCGATGCTCCCTATTGCCTCTACTAAGTCGGATAGTTCTTTTTCTACATTCTTCCATCCGTCTGTCATGAGCATCTCTTGGATTTGCTCGTAATGCTTTATATCTGCCTCATTCATATTGTTTATCCTCCTTAGGACAATAATGCTTGACTTCTTATGGCTTATGTGCTATAGCGCTGGACTATACCACAAAACAGTCCAAATGTCAAGTCTTTTTTGAGCTTTCTTTCTTGGCAGGAGCAGCCGCTTGTGCAGCCTCTAGAGCTGCAATGCGCTTGTCCAGACGTGCGTAGGCAGCGTTAATCTGCTCTACCACACTCTCCAACTCTTTATTGCTGACCATTTTTCATGTTCTCCTTTGCTACTTCCAAGCCTAGTTTCTTCTCATCAAGAGCAAGATTGGCTAGTTTCATACGCTTCTCAAAGTCTTTATCACTCTCAGAAGCTGTCTGAGACGACGCTACAGCCTTAATACGAGCCGTCTCAAGCTCTACAGGAACGCCTCTAGCCTCTAGAGCAATCTTCTGCGCCCTAGCGTTAGACTCTGCTGCCTGAGCGTTCAGAGCCGATGTTTGGCTATTCTTAAAGGCTCTGTCTTCCTCTGCTAACGCCTGCTGCATCTGCTGCTGCTCTGGGTTAGGCTGCTGAGCCTGTATCATTGTCTGTATCAAGTCTTCACGGTTAGTGATGTTCATGTTGTCAATAACAGACTGCATAATGATTGGGTATACAGGGCTGTCTTGTGGCATAGTCTGTAGCAGCTGTACTAGCTGAGCTACTTCGTACTCACGAGCAACAATACCCAGTGTGCTTGTAGCAATAAACTTATAGTCGTTAACAGGGAATAACTCAGGCTCGAACTGCATATAACGCCAAGCAGCCTTCTCAACGAAAGGCATCAAGAACGACTCTTGGAAGTTCACTAGCGTACGCTTCTGACGCTTGATGATGCCGCCCAAGCTCATAGAGCTGCCTGCAGACGTTGTACCGCCACCGTTCATTGCTTGCTGCGCTGTGTCAACACTGCCTGTAGCAGCCTGCACCATGCGCTGTAGCGAGTCAGCCTGTGCAAATGTAATCTGGCTAACCTGACCAAAGTTAAACGGATGCAGCACCTCACGAGGGTCGCCGTTAGTCAATAGCAGCTTGCCTGCCTTAACCTCTGGCTTAGAGCCTCTAGGCATCCTTGTAGCGTCCATAGCAAGCATTGGGTGTACAGTGAGGGCTAGAGCGTCAATCCTTGCTCTAAGCTCTGCATCAAGCGCTTTCTGGCTGTTAAAGCCCTTCTCGCACACACCCATGCCCCAGAAGCGACTTGGCACAACATCCCACGGGAATGCTACGATAGGTCGGTCTTCCATCATGTAAGGTGATGCTTCAGCCTTTAGCAGCGTACCGCCGTTAGCAATAACGACAATAGCCTCTACGTAGTAGCTGTCTCTGCCTTCATCGTCTTCGTCGCTGTCGAAGTTAACCATCTCGTCATCAGCGTCAAAGGCATTCTCAAGCAGCTTACGTGGCACTAAGCCGTAATACTTTGTTAACCTAACCTTGTCCTCTGGCTGCTGCCAAAGCTCTTCGTCAGGCTCTAAGTCCAAGTCAGGCGCTGCACGTCCAACATAAACCTTTCTGTAAACACCTTCTTCCTGCAGTTGCTCTACCAAGTGTGACGAGACAAACTCATCAACAGCAACACCAACAGCTGTGTCGATGCTAGTGGCTACAGGGTCAATAAGGAAGTTGTGGGGTTGAATAGGACGTAGCTTAACCACGGTGCGGTCACGGATGTTAACACCCACGGCAGTCATAGCACCATCCATCACAGGCTCTGTAGCCGGACTCATCTCTTTCTTCTTCTCAAGCACTATCTCGCCAATGCCTGTGCCGTACACAGCAGCGTTGATGAGACACTCACCTACAGCCTTCCTGATCTTGTTCTTAGTAAACTCTTGTGACAACGCCTCACGTAGGAAACGCACGTCAGAACGCTCTGTATCGCCCATGTCGTCTTGTATGTCAAAGAACTTACCACGCCCAAAAGTAGCCTCTTCAATGTCAGCTACGTTGTTTTCAACAGCTTGGAGGAGGGCAGGGGAGACAATCTTGCTTCTTTCGCTCTCACGAGTCTTGTCATCATCTGCCCAGATGCCACGCCAAAGACGATAGTATTCATTGAACTTCTGATCGTAGTTAGTGTCAAAGAATTCACGCCAATCCTCAACTTTGTACATCACCCAGTCTTCTAGGTTTTCGTCAAGTATGTTGACTGTGTCTTCGTTATAATCGTCCATATCAATATCCTGTGTATTCGTCTAAGGATTCTTCGTAGTCTTCTGTCTCGTAGCCCCAATCGTAAGCTACATTAGCTAACTGATCTATATACGCCAATGAGTCAACAGTGTCGTCGTGTACTAAGTGGTTAGGGAACTGAAACAACTCATCCATGAATTGCACATTCCATTCTCCCTTGTTTAACGTAATGCGTCCATTCTCAAACCTGCCCTGCAAAGCCCACATGATCCTGTCAGTCTTCTTTCTGTTACCGTGTGTTAGCTCTTCTACTCTAAAATACTTGTTGAAACGCTTCATAAGGTCTGTCAGAGGCGACATAACAGCCTGCCTACTAATGCCTTTTTCAATACCTACAGCAATAGGATAATGCTCTTTCACAGCGTCAAAGATGCGTGCTGCAGTCTCGTCTAGCGTCCAACGACCAATAATGATGTCTTTAACCCACCACCCATTCTCATTAACTTTGACAATGGCTATAGAGCTGTTATCGAGTCTTTTGTTGCTCTTCTTGCCTATCTCTTCAAAGCCTGCTAAGTCACAGGCGATGTAGTAGTCACCAATGTCAGGCTCGTCAGTATCAAACGTAACCCACTCTTCCTTGAACATCTCAGAGCCACGAGCTTCAAAGGACGCCATAAACTCTTGTCTGAACGCATAAGACGACAACGTACGTTTAGCGCTGTCTATCTCTGTAGGGTCAATCAGAGGGTTGTCGTAGCTTGTGAAGTGCCACGCATTGTAGTCCTCTAACTTGCCTAACGATGCTTCAGTGTACAGATCGTAGAAGTGGTTACGACCCATCGGCGTACCAATGAACAGCGCTTCACCTTTTAAGTCTGACAAGGCAGGACGTAGAATCAACTCCCACACTTCAGGCTTAAAGTCTGCAAACTCATCCAAGACAACGTAGCGTAAACTAACACCACGCATAGTCTCTGGTCTGTCTGAACCCTTTAACGAGATAGACGCACCGTTAATGAGCTTGAGCGTTAGGTTGTTGACATGGCTATTGGCTATTACACCCTGCCCCATCTCTAGCAGCATATCCCAGATAACGTCTCTAGCCTGTCCCTGCGTAGGCGCTACATAGAAAACTTTACCGTTCTTAGACGACAGAGCCTTAACGAGCAACAACGACGCTGCTAGTCTTGTCTTACCTGTACGTCTACCTGCTGCCACAACCTTAAAGCGTGACTTATCCGTCCATACTTGTTGCTGCCAAGGAAGCAGATTGATCTGTAGGTCTTGCGTAGCTGACATCTAATATGTCCACACTACTTGCGGCAACGACCTTGTATCAACGTGTATAAAACCTTTAGCAACACCAATGCCGTTAAAACCTAAGTCGATAGCGTTGCGTATAATGGTCGCTCTTTCAACACCATTACTGACGGCAATGTCAGCAGCTATGCCCTGTGTATGCACACCACCTTTGGACTTACGAGCCTCTGCAGGGTGTGACGGGTCACGATAGCCGCTAGTGATAACAAAAGGGAAACCACATACAGCCCTTAACTCATCAAGTCTACGCACAAACGTAGGTTCTATGTTGTTCTCGCCAGTGTGCTTACAAGCAAACTCTTCTAACGTAAAGTATTTAAACGTCATCGTCTACATCTCCGTCAATAGTCTCGCCAATCGTTATTGGGTTGTCTGAGTCTATGCCGTTAATAGTGATGCTGACGGCTGCTCTGCCATTGCTGAGCTTATCTTTGTCGAAATAGCTAAGAGGCATTATTCGATCAACAATTATCTTCCATGCCGCAGATTGATTCTTGTGGTCATCGTCTAACGCAGCATTAAAGATGCTATCCATGACTTCTCTGCTCTTAGGACTAGCTAACATCCGAGCTTTGTACTCTTCAATTGCTGAAGCGTCACCCTTAGGACGCCCTACTTTTCCTCTATTGCCCTTCTTATTCTGTTCAACAAGGGACTTAGGCGGTCGTCCACGACGCTTCTTCGGTTTAACGTCCTCTGTTACTATAGAGTCTATAGAGTCTTTATTGCTCATTATCAACCTCTAGAACGCTTAAAGCGTGTTGTAAGTCGCTAAAGGTGCTTTCGACTAAATAACAACAGTAAGAGATAATAACAAATGTTACAATAGTAATTATCATTGTTTTATCCTCTTTAGGAACAATAGTGGAAGGAAATAGAGTTTATAATAGTGTTCTACGATAGTAGTTGCTATAGTATCTCTATAGATGCTACGAACTAGGCAGTCTTTATACCACATTTTTACTCAAAAGTCAAGTCTTTTCTCAACTATTTCTTGTTAATCTGTACTGGGCGTTAACGTCTATGCTGACTATGCGGATTTCTAGAGGATAAAGAGTCTCCGCAGACGCCATTGTTTCCTCAATTAATACAACTACTTAGCATTCCTTAGACTATATAGTTAAATCCACCTTTTTTGTTAAATTTACATTGCTAAATTGCACTATTTTGTGCTTAAGAGCCTACCACTATAATTCTCCACAGCCGCCACAGCACCCCCGCCCTAAATTGCTGCCCCGCCTACTTATCCACAGGTTCTCCACAGGCTACAT